GTTGTGTTTTAAATGTTCGACGCCTGCAATATACGCCATCTGGTTACAATATACAAACGTCATACACTAATAAGTATATGGCACAACTACCATTTTTTGAACTCACAATTGATGAGAACGACGACGAAACGAGAGTGCAAGCAAATGCACTTGTAGATGTTCCGGCCCACATGAAGAACTTTGTGGCGTTCAGCAAAGAGCAATTAGCTTATAAGTTCAGCGACGACGAAAAGCGCATGGTAACGGGTGTAATGATATCGGCTAATACGCCAATCTATCGAAATGCCAACGGGCTTGTAGAGGAGCCCCACAACATTGTCTTTAAGGCTCACACTATTGAGTCTATCCGAAAGAAATTCATGCTTGAGTCGCGCGGTGGAGAGGTCAACGAAATGCACGACGAACACCGATTCGTTGAAGGCGTCAAGATCGTTGATAGCTATATCATCGGCGGGGACAAGAACCCGAAAGCGCCAGAGGTATTCAAAGACTTGAACCTTCAAGACGGCACTTGGATTGCATCGTACCACATCGAGAACGACGAAGTGTGGAGCAAGGTAAAGAGCGGAGAGTTTAACGGCTTTAGTGTCGAAGGTATTTTCAATTACAGTATCGAACCGCTTGATATTAAGAAAGGGTTTCGAATGGCCAAAGGAAAGTTTGGAACTATCCAAGAGGTCAACAAATGGGACATTGATGTAGATCAAGACACGTTCGACGTTGGCACTGAGATTACAACTACTTGGGTTGACGAAGCCGGAGAGAGCCACGTTCAGAAAGTAATGGACGGCGAATATATGCTAGAGGACGGACGCCGTATTTTGGTGGACTCTGACGGCATGATTAGAGATATTTTCAAAGCAAACAAAAAAACAATGAGCAAGAAAAAGAAAGGCTTTAGCTTACTAGGCTTCCAGTTCGGAAAACCCGCAGTAGTCGAGATGGCAGAAGTAACAACCGTAGACGGCGATGTACTGAGCTACGAAGGAGACCTTGCGGTAGGAACTCCGGTATTTGTAACTGACGAATCAGAGGAACAATTACCTGCTCCCGCAGGAGCTTACGCCGTAGAGATGGATGGAGTTAACTGGGTTATTACAATTGATGATAACGGCGTTGTGTCTGAACTCGAAGAGGTGGAAGAGTCGGAAATGGACGACGACGATTTCACGGCTGACAACTTTGCGAAGTTCATGGAACACTACGACGAGCAGCTAACCGAAAAGTTAACGGCTCTTGAAGCAAAACTTGAGGGGGTAATCTCAAAGCAAAAGGAAACCATTGCACACATGCAAAAGGCAATGAACAGCAAATTCAACTACACACCAAAGAAGGTGAGCGCCAATGGTGGCACAACCTACAAAGACTTACTTAAAAACAAAAAGTAGCCATGAGCGCAACACTTAAAAAGACACTTGAACAAAAGTTCAACTACGACACGAGCGACGTGCCCGCGTACACTGATGAGCAGTCAGCCGAGTACATTGCAGATTTAATTCAATCGTCTGAATTCCTTAGCCGCTTGATGCTTGAGACCGATGTAAAAGGGAGCAAGACAATCAAGCTTTTGTCGGGCGATATGTCCCTTCAAGCAAAAGTAGGGTGTACCCCTAATCCAGACGGTACGATCTCTTTCCCAAATCGCGACATTGCGAGCAAGTTGCTCTACATGGGCATCGAGTTGTGCAACGAGGATTTGAACGGCAAGTATACACAGCTTTTAAATAAGGCTGGTGTAGCCAATCAGAACGACGACATTGTTTTATCAGAAATCCTACTTGGATATCTTGGTAGAATTGTGCGCAAGAAAATTCAAAACATCACTTTCTTGGGCGATACACAATCAGTAAACGATGACCTTTTGCACTTTGACGGATTTGTGAAGCTGATCGAGAACGACCCAGATGTAAATGTCGTGTATTCAACTGAAACGGAGTGGACAATTGACAACGGTTACGCGCTTGCAAAGTCGGTATACGATGCAATTCCACAGGTCGTATTTGATGATGGCCTCAATTACGTTCTGTTAACTGGACGCCAAGAGGCGCGTGCCATCCTTGACAATGTTTGGAAAGATAAAGATTTCAGCGCCAAAGTTGAATTCACAGAGACAGACGACGGAGGCATCATGTTTACATTGCCTACAACAAACATCACGGTAATGACTGTGCCAGAATTGAACGGTACGGGCAATATGTACGGGTGGCCATTCGATTACGCATTCGCTGCTACTGACCTTGAAAGCGACATTGATTTATCTCAGAAATACCATGAGTACGACGACAAATTGAAGGTCGAAACTTCGTTCCGTTGGGGCGTTCAGTTTATCCAGCCTCAATACTGGGTACGTCTTCGATTGACTGCAACATCATAAACTTATAACTATGTGCGAATTAACATCAGGAGAAGATTACACATGCGATGCGGCCGGAGGTGTGGATAAAGTCTACATCTTTCCGGTGCGCGATGACGCTGGCGTAAGCACTATTGCAACATACGACACCACGGGCGGCAATGTTACTGACTTGACGCTAGTATCAGGAAAGTATGCGTTTGCATTCAACATTGAAGCAGAAACAGCAAGCTTTACAGATAGTTCAGTTGGTGAAAAAGTAGCAGGCTCTAACGCTTACACGCATACATCGACGGTGGTTCTTCACGGAAACACAGCCGACACTATTGTAAACGTAGAAAACCTCGACGCGGGAAGACACGCAGTCATCCACCAATTATCAGATGGTACGTACGAGTTGTTGCACATGACAAATGGCGGCAAGTCACAGAGTGAACGTGCATCTGGAACGGTGTACGAGGACATGAACGGAACTACACTAACGATTACTAGCAAGGAGAAAAAGAAGGCTAGAAAGATTAGCGAGGCTATGGTTCAATCATTGATTGCGCCAGCGTCTTAGACTGCAATTATTATTAACTTAAGGGGGTGAGATTGCTTACCCCCTTTTTTTGGATTAAGACAATGAAGAGACTAAAAAAAGAACACATTGGCGCGTTGATTTACATCCCTATGTTGGGAAAGCAGATAGAAGCTACCGAGGAAAACGCCGCCGTACTTATTGGCTATGGCCACCACAATCTATTCGAAGAAGACACTCCCCAAAAGCCAAAGCGAAAAACTAAGGTGAAGCACGTAGCCCCCGCGAAAGATGACGATCCTAGTAAATAAGGACAGTACAAGTACAATAGCATTAACGCTAACCGAGTTAGCCGATGAAGACACGCCGCAAAACTGGCTATTCAGATTCAACAAAGATCAAGGCGACAGGGAGTACTTATTTTTTCTCGTGGATGTATCACCACACCCTGAACGATACAACGAATTCGAGATAACAGAAGGGACAGAGACCGGAGCAGATGTTGAGTTTATCGACGTTGGAGACTACAGGTATCAAGCCTATCAAATGCCCGATACCGATGATACGGATTACACACGCGGCAAACTCGTAGAAGTTGGCAAAGCCAAAGTATTAGAATCAACTAGTGCAAATGCAGCATATCAAGCGACATTAAATGGAAACGTCTACAAACCAGAATAAGTTAATCCCAGCGGCGCACGTTGCATTTAGAAAGGCGACGATTGAGCAGCCAGTTGAAACAGTAAAGGACGGCCTTGTAAAGTACGGCAAAGACAACCTTTACCCACAAACACTTTGGGGTTACTACTATGATTCACCCATACACGGAGGCATTGTAAATCAAAAGCAAGTCTTTGTATTTGGTGACGGCGTAGAAGTTACAGGCGCTATGGCCGCGCAAAACGAACAGATACAAGCAAACGAGGGCAGTAGGTTTACACTTGATGAGGTTGTTGACTCGGTGGCGTTAGATTACGAGGTTCAAGAGTACTTTTATCTGCTGTTTAAAAAGCAGCCAACGGGATTGTGGGCAGTTAGTACGCTTGCCCCTGAGTTGATGCGACCAGATGAACATTTTATCACGTTTGAATATAGTGAGAACTGGGGCGTAAGTTCGCAGTCGTTGGAGAAGACAGGGCACCGCATCTACCCTTCAATATTTCATCTTAGCGATAACGACGAACAGTGTGTAATGTACGTTAAAACACCCGCTAAACAGGTCAAGGTTGGAGGCAAGGGAAAGAAGCTAACAACATCTACTTTTCCAATCCCAAAATACAACGGCGCTATAAACTCTATCGTTGCTGATATTCAAATGAATAAGTTTCATCTGTCGGAGGTTGTGAACGGATGGAAAAACAACACTATTGTAAACCTCAACAACGGCAAGCCGGACAGCGATGAGGACATGCGGAAAATAGTTGACGAATTAAGCGCTGAATTAACAGATGTTGAGAATAACGGAGGTGTTACTTTCGTGTTCAACGATGGACAGGAGCGAGCGGTAACTGTCGAGAACCTAAACGGCAACAACAACGACACTAGATACCTGCTAACACAAGAGCATTTAAAAGAGCAAATAATGATTGCGCATAGTGTGCAATCTCCCGAGTTGTTCGCGGTGCTAGTTACAGGTAGATTGGGCGGCAACAGCAACCTCGACAGCGATTTCAAGCGGTTTATGCGCACTTATGTAAATAAGCGCCGTAGAACTATTGGGGACGCAATAGAGGAGGGCTACGCGCTTCTAAATGGATGGGCAGACATTGAGATAAAGTGGAAAGAGTGGACACAGCGAGGTAATAGGTGGGTTTTCTGCTCGCGGCGTTGATCGATCAACGCTAAAGATTATTCACTCTACAGGATTTAACGCAGAGCCTCAAGAAGATTCTAAATTTGTAGCTGATTATATTAGTCAAGCGTTTCAAGTTTCATTAAGCGAGGATCAAAACAGTATTTTGCAACTGATCAACGAGGGCGAAAGCTTTAGTGCAATTGTTACGGCGCTCGGTGCATCTGCTACGTTTGTTCTTTCTAACATTCTAGCGTTAAAGTCACAGGGGTTAGTGCAATCAACGGACGATGGACTCGAGGTTACGCCAGAAGGAATGCAAAGTATAACCACTGAGGAAATGATAAGCGTACTCTACACGTACGAGAAGCGCCCAGAGGTTAGCGGTCCGGACATTTTACCGGATGGCCGCACAAGATCATTCTGTGAGAATCTTATTGCCTTAAATCGCGCCTATACGCGCGAAGAGATTGACCAGATTAGCGCAGCGGTTGGCCGCAATGTTTGGTTTTACAAGGGTGGATGGTATCACAACCCCGATACCGACAAGAACGAGCCTAGTTGTCGTCATTTTTGGAAACAAAATATCGTAATTTCGTAGACCATGGATGCAGCATTCATAAACACCGATCAACTAAAAAAGCTTGGCCTAATAAACGGCAACGTTGAGGACTCCGATTTACGGGTGATTATACAGCGTGCCCAAACTACAGAGATTCAGCCGCTAATAGGTACGTCTTTGTACAGTAGAATCGTTCAAGGCATCGACGATAACGACCTGAACGCGAACGAACGTAAGCTGATGGATGATTATATTATCCCTTTGATGGTTCTGTTGTGTGACCGGAGAGCTATTAACGTAACAACGTACCAGATCAGAAACAAGACTACAGGCAAGGGTGTAGATGAGAATATAACACCCGTAACTGAGTCGGAAAACTTGAGGCTCGACAACCAAATAAGGCAAGATGCAAAGGTGCCTACATCTAAATTGGTTGGCTACCTGTTGGACAACTGCGATTTATACCCCGAATACAACAGCGAAGAGTGTAACTACGAAAACATCCGGCCACAGAAAAAGCAATCGGTCGGTAGAAATATCTTTTTTAGATGAAATCAACACTAGGAAAATCACAACGTGAGAAGATACGCAACGCACTGAGCAATGAAAACAAGTCTAGTAAAACTAAAGGCAGAACTAAAGCTAATACAGGAAGATCACCTCTTCCTAAATAGCTTCTTTTGGGGAGATCTGCACAGGGCTTACGGTGAAGGCGGCGCGGCTAATGGCACAGATGAGGTACAATATCCTATTATGTGCTGTTATGAGGCTCCAAGTGGCGGCAATATGTCAAGGCTGCTCACTGGCGTATCCTTGATAATTGTTGTAGCAGACAAGACTTTCAAAGATTACTCCTCACTAGACGACACTACT